ACTCACAAATGGTATTTAATGTATGAAGAAAATAAGCGAAAACATAAGTTATAAGGAAGCAGTACGTTCCGAAACAGCAAAACGTTTAGGTATCTCAAACAAACCTAAAAAAGAGCATATTGAAAATATGGAACTTATTGCTGAAAAAATATTCCAACCATTAAGAAAATGGGTCGACCACCCTATAAGAATTAACAGTTTTTATAGGTCAGAAGAATTAAATTCAAGAATTGGTGGAGCAATTTCATCTGCCCATAAAGATGGTTTAGCTATTGATTTAGATTCTTTAGGGGGCAAAACTAATTTAGAAATGTTACATTACATTAAAGACCATTTAGATTTTGATGTATTAATAAATGAATACCCTAACGAAGAAGGAGAACCTAAATGGATTCACGTTTCGTGGAATAAAAAGAAAAACAAAAAACAAGTTTTAGAAATAAAACGCAAAGGCAGATACTATACATATACAGGCGAATGTAAAAACTGTAAATGAAAAGAATAGAATTTGCAATTATTGAAAGGTTTGCATTAGGTATTTTAATAGGTTTTAGTTATTTGCCAGAAGATGAACAAACTAATTTTAGTGAATTGAATATTTATTTAATTTTTATAGTATTACATTTTAAATTTTATAATAATGCCCATACCTAAGAAAAAACAAGGAGAACAACAAAAAGATTTTATGATGAGATGTGTACCTCAATTAATGAAGTACCACGACAAAGACCAAGCTATTGCTATATGTTATGATACATTTAGAGGTTCAGTTGAATTAGAATCTTATAATGACTATCCACAAGGAGCAGTAAACAATGCCAAACGTGCTTTAAAATGGGTAGAAAAAAATGGATGGGGTTCTTGTGGAGAATCTACTGGAAAAAAAAGAGCAAATCAAATTGCAAATAAAGAAAACATTACAAGAGATACTATTGCTCGTATGGCCTCATTTAAAAGACATCAACAACACAAAGATGTGCCTTACACAGAAGGATGTGGTGGTTTAATGTGGGATGCGTGGGGAGGTTCTGCAGGTATTAATTGGGCTATAAGTAAATTAAAACAAATTGACAAAAAATAATGTCTGATAGTTTAGAAATTGGAGAATCATTTAAAATACAACTTGATTTAAAAAGTTTAAAATGAAAAATATATTAGCTAAATTATTTGGAACAGCAGGTGGGAATATAGCAGAAAAAATATCTGGCATTATAGATAAACATACTTTTAGCAAAGTTGAAAAAGCACAATTTGAAAAAGAGATGGAACAAATTTGGATTAATGCAGAGGCTGATATACAAAAGAATGTTACTGAAAGATGGAAAACTGATATGTCAAGTGATTCTTGGTTAAGCAAAAATGTAAGACCCTTAGTACTTATTTTTTTAGTTGTATCTACTGTTTTAATGGTGTTTATTGATGCAGGAGTTATTGCATTTGAAGTTAAAGCAAATTGGATTGATTTATTACAATTAGTTTTAATTACAGTTATTGGTGCTTACTTTGGAGGAAGAAGTGCTGAAAAATTTAAAAAATAATGGCTAAAGGAATTAATATAAACACATATAGAAGCAAATCAAAAAAGCGTAAAGGAATACACGCTAAAAGTAAAATGAGTGCCTTAAAAAGCTCTAAAAACTATTTTAAGAAATATAAAGGTCAAGGTAAATAATTTTTTTATATATTTGTTTATGCTAATAGCGAAACTTCAAGAACCTAATAAAGATGGAAGCTTGTTGGAACAGGTATTTAAAAATTTTCTTTTTTGTAGGCTTTTTTCTTTTCTTTTCTTTTTACCCTTTTTCTTTTCTTTTCTTTTTAGTTATAATAAATTTAAAAAACAAAAATTATGATAAGTTACTTAATTGAAAAAATAATAAATTACAAAACATATACAATAAGAAGAAAAATAGATGCATTACTTGAAATAGATGCAAATATTTATTGTAATCTTGGCAAAGATTCTACAAAAGCAGAAAAAAAATTAGCTAGAAAACAAAGCACAGCTATATATAGAGCAATCAGAACACTTGACAAAAATACAGGGGATAGATTACTTTATTATATGGATAAATGAAGAAAAAAATTTCTAGAAAAAATTTAGTTAAACGACTTGACACTGTATTTTCTTTATATATAAGACTTCGTGAAGCTGATAATGAAATGGTTGAATGTTTTACTTGTGGTAAAATAAGTCATTACAAAAAAAATATGCAATGTGGGCATTTTCAAACAAGAGGTGCATATTCTACTAGATGGGACCCTGTAAATTGTCAAGTACAATGCTATGGTTGTAATGTGATGCAACAAGGCAGACAATACCAATTTGGTTTAAATTTAGAAAAAAAGTATGGTGAAGGGGTTGCTGAAAAATTACTTATAAAATCTAAACAAACAGTTAAATATAGTAATGAAGATTTACAAGAAATGATTTTATATTATAATAATTTGGTAAATCAATTAATATAACTATCTTTGAATTGTTCTGTTTCGTTTTGTCTTTATTAGGAAAAGGGTTAATTAATTTTAGCCCTTTTTTTTTATATGTTAATTATTTGTTATATATTTGTTGTAAATATAAAATATATATAATGAACAGAACAATATCTTACGAAGAACATTTTGTACAAGTCCAATTTTATCAGCAATTTATAAAAGATAAAGAAAACGAAGTACAAGAATTAAGAAAAAAATTAAAATTTGAAAAAGATACAAATCAAGTTTTAAAAGCTAAATTAGAAGTATCACAAAAAAATAACATTACATTATGAAACAAAACATTTATTCTAAATTATTTGAATTACAAAATGAACTTGGTGCAATAAGTAAAGATGCAACCAACCCTTTTTATAAATCAAAATATTTCGATATTAATTCACTTATAGGACAATTAAAACCTTTATTACAAAAATATAATTTGGTATTATTACAACCAATAACAGATAATCAAGTAAGAAGTATTATTTACGATTTAGATGGTGGTTCAGTAGAATCATCAATGCCATTACCTACTGATTTAGATGCACAAAAAATAGGTAGTGCTATTACTTATTTTAGAAGATATACATTACAATCTTTGTTAGCATTACAAGCAGTTGATGATGATGGTAATTTAGCATCTAAAACAAGTAAGCCACAATTATTAGATAATACACCTCAATTTAAAAATGCTTTACAAGGTATGGCAAACAAAGGTTATACTATAAACGATATTAAAAAACATTATACATTAACTAAAGATATTGAAACTAAATTATTAAATTTTAAAATAGATGAGTAAATTAGACACAGCTTTATTATTAAAACTTAACCAAAAAGATAAGGACTGGTTAACACAAAAAGCAAAAGAAAAAAGAATGTCCTTGTCAGGTTACATTAGAACAGAACTTTTAAACAATTAAATATATAAATTATGGGAGCAATTATTAATGCAAGTATTAGGGTTGACAAATTACCTAAAGAAAAATTTGTAAAAGGTAGAGATGGTGCAGTTTATTATAATTTAACCATTTCAGTAAATGATGACACTAGATATGGAAACAATGTAGCTATTATGGATTCACAAACTAAAGAAGAACGTGAAGCTAAAGCACAAAGAAACTATTTAGGTAATGGTAAGGTTATTTGGACTAATGACATTATTAAATTAGCAGAAAAAGAACAAACAGTTGAAACACCTGCAAATGATGATTTACCTTTTTAATATTAAACTTTTAGGAAGATAGTTTAATATCAATTAATTAAGGGGGTAATTTTTTTACCTCCTTTTTTTTTATTTATTTTAACAAATGCAATTAAGACTAGACGAAAAACAAACAATAGAATATCTTTCTATGCAAGCAATCGAAGAAGATTGCATAATAAATGCAAAACAAAAACTTGAATATCCACCTGTTGCAATATCTTATGGAGAAAATTTAATAAAATCTACAAAAGGAGATTTATTACTTCCAATTCCTATAGGAACATATGGCAATTTTTCTTTTGTACAAAGTCCACCTAAAAGCAAAAAAACTTTTTTCATATCCTTAATAACATCTATTTATTTAGGTGGCAAAAATAATTTTGGTGGTAATATTCAAGGCCATAGAGATAACAAAAATGTAATACATATCGATACTGAACAAGGTAAATGGCACGCACAAAGAGTATTTAAAAGAGTTTTAGATATGAACCAATTTGATTATTCAGAATTTTATTATACATTTGGATTAAGGACAATAAATTTTAAGGATAGAATTAATTTTATTCAATATTGTTTAGAACATAAAGTACAAAATACAGGACTTTTAATTATAGATGGAATCGCTGATTTGGTTTCAGATGTTAATAATATAGAAGAATCAAATGCTTGTGTTCAAAAAATTATGGAATGGTCATCTAAATATAATTGTCATATTATGTGTGTGATACATTCTAATTTTGGAAGTGACAAACCTACTGGTCATCTTGGCTCTTTTTTAGAGAAAAAAACAGAAACACAAATACAACTAGAAGCAAATACAGTAAACAAAGAATGGGTAACAGTTAAATGCAAAAGAAGTAGAGGTTATTCATTTGAAACATTTAGTTTTAAGGTAAACGAAATAGGACTACCTGAAATCATTGGAGATTTATATGACCCTTTGAAAAACTAAATTATGAAAAACAGTTTATCGGATATTTTTAAAAAACATAATATTTGGATAGATATTGTTTGTACGTTTGGTTGTAATAGGGAAACTGCAGAGGACATAGTTCAAGAAATGTATATTAAAATTGATAAAAAAATAAAAAATGGTTTAGATATTGATTTTGGTAATAATGATTTTAACTATTATTATATATTTAAAACTTTAAAAAATCTTTTTTTAGATTTAAAAAGAAAAGAAAGTAAAGTAAATATTATTGAAATAGAAAAAGCAAATAAGTATTTAACTAATTTAGAAAATAGATGTTTTGATGCGGTTTATAATGAAATAAAAATAGAATTAGATAAAATGTATTGGTATGATAAAAAGGTTTATGAATTAATTGAAGGGGGCGAAAGCATTGCACAATTATCTAGAAAATCTGGTATTCCATATTATTCGTTATATAATACACATAAGAAGGTAAAAGAAAAATTAAAAAAAATATTATGACTTTAATTAGAAATAAAAACCAAACAAAACAGCCTATTGATTTTTCTGGCATACAAAATGGAAATATTTATCCTACCGATATAGATGGTGTATTAGAATTTGATAATGAAGCATTAATATTATTTGAAGTTAAAAGATTTAACAATGATATTCCTGTTGGTCAAAGATTAGTATTAGAAAGAATATGTGATTCTTGGAAAACTAAAAAATCAATAGTATTATTTGTTAATGTAAATATTAAAAATGATATAGATTACATTTTTTTAAAAGATGGGTATGTTACTAAATATTATATAAATGGTAAATGGTCAGCTTTAAATACAAATAATAAAGTTACAAATGTTTTAAATAGGCTAGGCACTAAATGGGATATTAAAAAATTAAAGATATGAAATTAGGTGACTTAGTTTATTATTTTACAAAATATACAGGTATAAGATATATTTGGAAAAAAATAAATCCAAATTGTAAATGTGATGAAAGAAGAAAAAAATGGAATGATATAAAAATAAAAAGATGGTAAAATTTAGTAAAGATGATTATAAATTATGGAGTAAATTTAGAGAATCCAAAAATGACACTATCACAAGAGGTGAATTTCGTTTGGTATGCATCCTGCACTCACAATATTACGAACATAAATACTTTGAACCTTGCACGTGTAATCCCAAATTAATAAATAAATGGATTAAAGAATTGAATGTCATTTATAATGAACATTAAAACAGTAGAAAAATGGGAAAAAACTGTTGTATGGTTTTTAAATTTAGATGGTTGGGATTTAGATTGGACTGGTGATGGTTATAAACACTATGATGCTTCTGGTTATACTTCTAAAGGACATCCCTGTGTTATTGAAATGAAATTTAGAACTAAATATTATGAAGATAAAATGCTTGAAAAATACAAGTATGATAAGTTAATGGAAATGGATGATGATATTATTAAATTGTATTTTGTAAATGACCCTAAAGGAAATTTTTTATATTGGTTAAATAAAATAAAATTGCCAGAGCCAGTAAAAATGTATTGCCCTGACACTACAATGTGGACTAAAAAAAGACTTTTAAAACCTGTATATCTTTTAAAAGAAAATCAAGCAAGTAAAATAAATTTAAATCTATGAAAGTAGGTATAACATTTAGCACCTTTGATTTATTACATATAGGCCATATTAAAATGCTTGAAGAAGCTAAAAAACAATGTGACTATTTAATTGTAGGATTACAAGTAGACCCAACACTTGATAGACCAAATAAAAATAAACCAATACAAACTATTATAGAACGATATACACAATTAAAATGTTGTAAGTATGTAGATGAAATTATACCATATGTTTATGAAAAAGATATAATAGACATAATACAATCTTATAGTATTGATGTAAGAATTATAGGAGAAGAATATAAATATAAAGATTATACAGGCAAAAATATATGTAAAAATTTAGGTATAAAATTATACTATAATAAAAGACAACACAGATTTAGTTCTACATATTTACGTAAACATATTTATTTTACAGAAAAAAATAAAAAATAATTTTTTTTATAAATATAATTTGTATATATTTGTTATATAATTAAAGCAAACAATATGTACGAAATAAAAAATTACGTTAAAGAATACTACATTAGAGGTAAATTAATTGGTAAAATTATCTTAGATAAACCAGACAGAGAAAAACTTGGTTATCCTGGCAAACGCTTAGAGGTATTAAAAGAAGATACCAAATTTAAAAAAAGAATATACAAAGCAGGCACAGAAGTTTATACAGAAACATCTCCTATTTGTGGTAAGATACTTGGTACACAAGCAGAAAAATTTAGATTATTAGCAAACTCAAGAATAAAATTTTAATTATGTATAAATTAGATAAATACAAGCAAAACTTAACCATTCACGGTAATAAAGTATGGAGTTATACAACACACGTTGCTACAATTAATGGTAATAAACTAGAACAATTAGGTTATTGGTCACAAACTACACAAAAACATATTAACTATGTTGCTAAAGAACTTGATTTAGTTTTAGTTAAATGATATTATTATTTGATGCTGATAGTTTAGTTTTTGCAAGTTGTTGTAGAACTAAAAACTTACCTGATGAACTTTCTTATTATACAAATATAGATGATGCTATCGCTAAATTTGATGAGCAGTTTATGAAAATTGTAAATGACTTAGAAGAAAAATATGATATTGATAAAATTATAACTTTTAATGGATGCAAAGGTAATTTTAGAAAATTATTAACTAAAAATTATAAAGCTAATAGAAAAAAACAACAGTTGCCCCCATTATTACACGATATGCATCAATATGTTAAAGATACATACGATAGCAAATATGGGTTTGGTATTGAAACAGATGATATGGTAGCAAGATATTGGCATACATTATCGAATGAATTTGGTAGAGATAATGTAATGATTATAAGTATTGATAAGGATTACAAGCAGTTTCCTTGTTTAATGTATAATTACCACCCTAAACATAAAATAGTATTAGATATTAGCGAACAAGAAGCATTATATAATTTCTATGAACAAATGATAGTAGGAGATACAGCAGATAATGTAAACTTCTTTAAAGGTAAGGGTAAAAAGTTTGCAGAAAAATATTACAAAGATTGTACTACAAAATACCAATACACAAAAAAATTATATAAATTATTTAAACAAGAGTATAAAAGTAAAGCAAAATTAAAGTATATTGAATGTTATAATCTATTAAAATTAAGAACAAAATGAATACAAGGAAAACATCAATAGAATGTTTTAATAAAATTAAACAAGAAGGGTTATTAAGTAAAAGAAGGTTTGAGGTTTATGAAGCATTATATACATCAGCACCTTGCACATCTTCAGAAGCTATAAGAAATGCAAAAACTACATTTGGGGTATTTGGGGTAAGTTCTAGGTTTACAGAACTCAGAGATTTAGGTGTTATTTATGAAAAAGGAGAAAAAAAATGTAATATTACAGGAAGAAATGTAATAGAATGGGATTTAACAAATAGGTTACCTATAAATTTTAAGAAGAAAAGTAAAACAAAAAAACAAAGAATTAATGATGCTATAAATTCTTTTCGTGAATTATATAAAAATAAAAATAATAGTACAAGTGAAGATTGGAAAAAAGTTGCTGATTTAATTAAAATAATATAAAATAAAATTGCAAGAACAAAATAAAGTAAAAGACTATTCTTATTTTATGAAATATAAAAACAATTTAATTCAATTTATAATTCATAATTGTACTTACGAAAAAAACAAAAAACGACACAATAGAATAAATTTTAATGAAAGAGAACTATTAGGATTATTAAAAGAATTAACTGATATTAGTTTATACATTAAGCACTTAGATAAATAAAAATTAAATTTACGTTATATATATAGTTATGATAGAAAAAGTTGATATTAAAAAGATTTTTCCAAACCCTGTAAATCCAAGGTTAATTAAAGATTTTAAATTTAAAAAATTAGTTAAAAGCATAAAGGAATTTCCTGAAATGTTAAAGCTCAGACCAATAGTTGTAAATAAAGAAGGTGGGATTATTGGTGGAAATATGAGATATAAAGCCTGTAAAGAAGTTGGTTTAAAAGAAGTTTATATTATTAAAGCTAATAATTTAACAGATAAACAAATTGAAGAATTTATTATTAAAGACAATGTAGGTTTTGGCGAATGGGATTGGGATATAATAGCAAATGAATGGAATACACAGGAAATAGAAGATTGGGGAGTTGATTTAATGTTTTTTGAAAAAAAGGAAGATGAATTAGATGCTCAATATACTGAAAAAATAGGTCAGGTTACATACGAACCTAAAGACACAAATCATACTCCAAATGATTTATTCATAAAAGAAACTAAATTTGATAATGATATTGAAAAAATTAAAAATAAAGATATAAAGGAATTATTAAAATTAAGAGTTGCTTTTTTTACTAAATTTAAATTTTCAAAAATAGCTGACTATTATGCTTATCAAGCTAATGATGAAGAAAAAAGAATATTTGAAAAACTTGCATTAGTTTTATTAGACAAACATCAATTAATAGAAAATGGTTTTTCAGATTTAATAGATGAATTAGGAAATAAAGGTTATGAATAAAAAAATAAACACAATTTATATAATATCAAAAGGCAGACCTAATTGTCGTACTGCTAAGACATTAACTAAAATGAATTATAAAGGACAATGGTTTATTGTTTGTGGTAATAATGATGAAACTATTGAAAAATATAAGTCCAATTGGGGTGAAGATAGGATTTTAATTTTTGATTGGTATGATGAAGTAAAAAAAAGTGATTTATTAGATAATTTTGGAGTAGAAAAAATGTCAAGTGGTGCAGTACCTGTAAGAAATGCAACTAGAAGAATTGCAGAAAAAAGAGGAGAAATAAGACATTGGCAATTTGATGATGATTATACTTCATTTTATCACATAAAGGATAATAAAAAAAATTGGTTTAAATTAAATGGAGAACAATTTGAAAAAGAATTATATAAATTAGCAAATTATGCAAACGAATGTAAATTAACAAATATGGGTTTTGCTGTTGCTTCAGACTCAAGACCAGAAATGATACATAATGTAGGTCATAGAGTTTTTAATGCACATAATATGCCAACTGATATAAACTTATTTACTGAGTGGAAAAGCAGAATGAATGATGATTTAATAAATGCTATTGAAACATATAGAAAAGGTAATTATGAATTATTTGTAAAGTATATGAATATACAAATGCCACCAACACAATCCGAAAGTGGAGGTAATACAGACATTTATTTATTAGATGGTACTGTAAGAAAAGCAGCTTATGCTATTATGGTAGACCCTTGTAATGTAAAATTAACTATTAGGCACGGAAGATACCATCATAGAGCAAATTGGCAAGGAATAATACCTAAAGTTATACATAGTAAATATGCTTAAAGTAGATTATTTAATTGTTGGTGCAGGATTTTATGGTTCAATTTTAGCTTATAATGCTAAAAAAAAAGGTTATAAATGTTTAGTAATAGATAAAAGAAATCATATTGCAGGTAATTGTTATACTTATACAAAAGATAATATTGACTTTCATAAATATGGTCCACATATTTTTCATACAGATGATAAAGAGGTTTGGGAATTTATAAATAAGTTTACAGATTTTAATAATTATATTAATTCTCCTTTAGCAGTATATAAAAAAAAAT